AAAGAGAGGAAGCTGTGTGCGAAGAATCCTGCTTGGACAGGTCAGCTTGGACATTATACTCACCGTTAAGCTCAGCATGGGCACCAACCCGGCGAAGGCGCGAGGACAGAACGTCATCGCTCATGCCGTAATCCAAAAAGACACCCTCGCGCACTATTCGGGACAAATTGAGATAGGCGGCAGGTTGTATCGATGCAAAATAAGCATTAAAGGCCTTCTCATTGGCAAGGATAGCTTGGCCATAAGGCAAAGTGGCAGCAAACCCCGGAACCGGCTTAGCCTTACTCTGCGTCTTGAACTCAACCTGAACGGTGTTATAACGGCTGGAATCCAAAACCTCACGGGAAATAGCACGAAGAGCAGCATCCTCTGTTTCGACCAACCAAGCAGCAGCCTTAGCAGTCTCCAACACCACCGAGGACTTCGCAACGAAACACTCGCAAAACCTAGTGTAAAGCTTAACGCCCTCAACCAAATCAGCCGCTTTCAGCCGCGAAGATTTAGTTGTGGCGATTTGACGATCGACGACATTTTTGAGACAATCGAAAGCAGACCGATTGGAATGAATCGCGGCAAGGAGATACGAATTCTCGACGTCATTGCGCACGTCCTTGCGGAACTCCGGAGGGTCAACAGGCCGAAACTTAGTGTCCCGCAGCACTTTGTCCACGACGAGATCAAGAGTCACGGGGTCAGGCAACTCAAAATTCGTATTCGAAAGGCACAAGTTAACAACCTCAGCGCGCAAAACTGGGCCCGCAACGGCACGGCGTTCGACCGGCACAACGTCGGGAGGGACGACGGTTATATGATGGCCGTCGAGAGCCAAAGGGTCCGACAAAGCTGCACGCAAAAGAGGCAAATGCTTGGCCAACTTCTTGGAAGAGGTGAAGGCAGAAAACAGATCGTCAGCAAAATCGGGCGAAAGTGTTTTAGACAGCTGCGCACGGGAGGCATTAACAATCGAATAAAGCGGAGGCTGCACATCAAAGCACAACAAAAGCGCGCCTGCAGGAGTTGTATCAACTACGCAAAAGTCCTTATGGCGGGTGACAGCAACTGTCCGCCGCTGCGACCCTACAGTGATCCAGCCTTGCTTCTTAGCATTGTGATTGAACCGGAACAACGAAACTCGAGAACGCTTCCCCTGTATTGTACCAATGGTGTCAGGAGCGTCGTCTTGACCCCAGTCGCCGTGAGGTCGAAAATGCAAATCAGCAGCCGGCAACAACCCGCCATTGACAAACAAAATGGACTGAGAGCGGGTACCAGTGGTAGTGTAAAGGGTGTGGTCCAAACGGTTATAACGCAACATCAACCCATGAGCGTCGAGGGGCATCCCCAAAGAAGTGTGAAGCAGCAAAGAGTAGCCAAAAACAGGGTGATTGACAGGCAAAGAACGTGCGGCATCACGCTGCGACTCATCACCCAGCAGCAAGACACTCTTGACGCCGCAGCGCCAAAAGGCTCGCAAGTGCATCATCAGCTCAAACTCAGTGAAGCAAAAAACCTCATCTATGACCCCCAGAGTGTAGCCAGCTGAACGAGAAAACAAAGACTGGCGAGTAGCCACAGTGACGAAAGAACGAACGGAGTCAGTCGACCAAGAAGCAGCGAGAGCATTGGACGGGACAACCACCGCTGTTTTAACCAGGTGAGATGCAACATAAGAGCGAACTAAAGTCGACTTGGCAGACATGGCAGGGCCCAGAACGGCCAACACTGAAGGCTTCGGCGACGAAGAAAAGGAAAGACACTCAGTAGAAAAGCGCAAAGCCTTATCGTAAATAGCCTGAGCACGCTCACTAGTGGGATAAGCGTCAACCAAAAGAGAGGCCGCGGCTTTGGGTTGCAAAGGGCGAGAACCGCGCATAGTGACAGACCTGGGCACTTCAAAACGCTTGACAGGGTGCGTATGTGTAGGTGTAGACTGGAAAAAGAACGAATTCAACAGCTCGACA